AAATGAACATCACACATGTTCTGTCCACCCATACTCCACCCATCAAAATGCGTGTCTGGATACTTCACAGGGTCACAGTACTCTTTCATGATATTATACCACTGGTCGGCACTGTCGTGATTGTCACCTTGTAGCACATTTAAGAATCGGGCTCCACCGTTGTTTTTTCCTCGACGATGCCGCATGAAGTATTCGTTGTTGAACTTGGTAGCATCCACGGCTTCTTGTAATGTGGTAATTTGACAAGCCTTTGATGCTTTTTTGTCATGAATGACCCAAGTGGGAATATCCAGAATCATACCATAATCGGCAACACCATCCATCCATTTGAGCACAGCATCTCTTTTGCCTTGTGCCTTGGGGCAACCTGAGTTGGCTCGCCAGTCGCCTTCCCACAGACCCTTGGCAATCTGAAATCCTCCAGAGTCGCCTAGAATAAATGTACCTGGCTCACGATTGCGAACCATGTCTTCACTCCAGTCTTGCTTGGTAAGGTCAAGATTTGCATGGCCTCCGGAGTAAAGAGACCACCGGTATGGGAACAGAGCTTTCTGGCTGTTGAGCCAGTTCATCTGTTCCATGTCGGCCAGTCCTTGTGGAAATCGGGCAGGATCCACATAAGGTTCATTGCGTTGTTTGCCTATGAAGGTTGCATAGAAGCCAGATATCGCAGGCAAGAATACCGCGTAGTCATTTTGTTTTGCTGTTAAATTATCTTGGCTCATGGTAATAGTTTGCTGTTTGTATTAGTGTATAATCTGCACTGTACTGTTTGATGATTTTTGCTTTTAATACCGGATCTTGATTTATTCGTTCACGCAAAAGTTTGGCAATCATTTTTGTATCGTAATTGTCTTCGCCAATGTTGGCATTGACTGGATTATTTAGATCTAGGCTGCATTTGAGAAAATTTTCTAAATTTTTACCCAATTCGTGATTTAATTTAAAGTAGGTGGTTGGTATATCTTTTATTTGTTCAACGAATTTTACTTGCTCAGTGGTATGGTCGTCAAATATCAATTGATCAAAAATAATACGCTCTGTGAGATTATTATAATCTTCTTTGAAATGATCACTTCCATATCCGAACCCCAATACCCAACCAGCCGCATAGGTAGCATATCCGCTGATCCAACGTTCAACAGGATCTCGTAATACCACTATGGCCTGAGTTGGGCAAGGACTTTCAAATAAATTATAATGTATCCACTCATTTGACAAAAACAAATTGGTCAGATATGTACTGGCATTTTTGGGTATATTCAAGTAGAACACACCTTCGGGTGACAGCAGTCCGCCACCCGGGACATATCCTCTAGCGACCAAATGCTCAAGCATTACTTTTTCTGTGCTGGCAAGATATAGTTGTATTCTGCGATGCCCGAATCCACAGTGATCATTGCGGCACCTTCGTCACTGATCTTAAGAGTTTTGTCTCCAGTTTGTGCCAGGATAGCCATTACTGCTGCCACAGGCCAATCCCAAGGCTTGGACAAAGAACCTGATACTCCAGCTTGGAACACAAAGTTGCCTGAGTGACTGCCTGGATCACCAAAATAAAATATCAAGTTACCATTTTCAACCTTGGCCACAAATGTGGTTTCTTCACTGTTGGCACTAGCCTGTGCTCGCAAGCGTGTGATACCGGCCACAGTGGGCACAATGTCCACACCCCACTTGACACCTTTGAATTTGACTGACTTGAGCTTGTCATTGATGATTTCTGCCATCATAAAACGATAGTCGTTTTTGAAATCACCTGTTTTGTTTTCAAAGTGAATGCCTGACAGTACATCCACACCATTACGGTTTTGTGTGACCACAGTGATCTTGGGATCTTCTTTGTAGTCCTCAAGACTCAAAATAGTTTTCAGTTTGCCCAAGTTGGGCATACCAAATGTGCCAATAAATTCTGGTACTGGATTTTTAAATCGTGCCTGCACAATAACACTTTTGTCTTCGGCCAGGCCGTCGATGGTGGTTTCTGTGTCAGTGCCGGTAATTTTGATTAGGTCAATAAAACCAAGGCCGTGCGTGTGTTGCACAATGTCTAATAGATAATCTCTCATAAGTTCTCCGTGTTGAGTAATGTTGAAGTATACTAGACTATGTGTGGAATGTCAAACAAAACGGGGACGAATTTCACCTAATGCCTGATGTGCTTTGACCGTTTGTAGTTCACCCGGACAGCGAAGTTCGATCCAATTCAGTACACCTGAGTTGAAAGATTCGGTGTGTACTATTTCAAATCCGGTTTCTTGTGCCATGGCGACCAATTGACTTTTTGGCACATAACTGTTCCATCGACTTTCTGCATAGGCGGCACCTGTTGGTGTTTCTCCATCATTGTAGGTAAACATCACGGTACCACCTGGGCGTAGCAATTTGAATAATTCTCGTAGATATATGTTGATAGTGGGCAATGCCAGATAGTTAAAATAATCCCAACTAAAGATAAATCCAAATTGACCTTGTGGCAATATTGAAAAATCTGGAATGACATTGATGGTATACTGTCGTAGTCGGCTTTGATACAGTCCCGAAAATTGTTCAAAGGTTTTTTCAAGAAAACGTTGATCCAAGTCCACAATATAAAGTGGATCACTGGCCACAAGATGCGATGTCATTTCTCCGTTCCTGCAACCCAATTCCATTCCGGGATAGTGCCAGTCGCTGTAGTATCGTATACGATTGATCAATAGATCCTTGGCATTGTCTGGTATACTCATTGAACGATTCATTCTATGCTCGTGGTTCATCATGCCACGGTTTATCTCTTCATCGTAGGTGCCACTGAACAGCTCATAGGTCACCAGTTCAATATGTTGATCCAGTTCACGAATAAACTGTTCTCTTGTGCCGTGTTGTTCCCGAATGCGTTGAATTAAATCGGTGTGTGCGGTGATATTTTGTCGTATGTATTCAGCATACGCAGGCGCCAGATCGCGTTCCAGATCAGTCAATTGAGACACCACCTGAGTCAATTCCGTGACAGAGCGATCCACGTTGTATTCATCGTGCAGGCGTTGTCGAAATTTTACTAGATCATACAGTTTCATTGATATACACCATCTGGTGTATATATTTATTCAAAAGTAAACAAGGTATCAAAAGTAGTGGCGATCTGGGTATTTTCATTGATGCGCCAGTCTAGCACACCCAACAAGTTTTCTACCTTTTGATCCACAATAGTGGTCTCCATCAAGGTATCATCAAATGGCAAGTCCTTGAACCATTGCGGAATGTGTGTTTCGTCAGTGGGATAGCCCACGCTGGTATAGCCCAAGGGATTGTCTTTGAGTTTGCACACAATGGTTTTCATACCATCGATGATGCTCAGGCTGTACTGATCTCCATGCATACGGCGCAGAGTATTCCAGTTCATGGCGGCTCTAACGTGTCCGGGCATATTGGCCTTGCCCAAGCGTTCTTCTTCCTTGGTGTAGTTGGTCAAGTTGTTGACACGCTTGGGAGTGCCTTTTTCCCAGGCCGGTCGATCTTGGAACGCATACTTGAAGTCGCGAACCTTGTTGTAGATATCTTCCTTTTTGGCACCGGTCAACACATCCAACAACAATTCACTCAAGAAGTCTTGCACCACCTTGGGAGTATCTGATCGTTTCAAGTCCAAGCCCATGGCCTTGACCTTGCCCGGTTTGCCGTGTGTGTCCAAGCGTTTGCCTTCTAGGTCGGTGATCAGCACAGCATAGCGTTTCTTCTTGATAAACAGACCTTTTTCGGCCACCAGTTCACGACCGCCCTTGATCAAAGCACCGTTTTCTCTGGGCACGTGACACGCCCGTTCCATGAACGCAGGAAAACTGTCGTTTACCTGATCCGCAATCTGGTCGTAGAGCTGGATACATGTTTCTTTAGACCACTCCATCCGCCCGCCCGCGACTTCCTCTTTGATTGCGGGCCAGGCAGAGAAATAACACGAATCTGTGTCCCCGTATATAATTGCCGGGCCTGTATGATCGTACGTACCGAAGATACACTCGTTGATGTATGCGTCCATGTGCCTAGCGATGATCCTGCCAGTGAGCGTAGTGCTTTGGCCAATCCTTTTGTCAAAGAACCTGCAGCCTGGGTTGAGGATCGCCCCGTAGAGGCTGTTGAGGTTAATTTTTTTGACGAGTTGTCGTTTGTCCCAAAACGCAATGTCCTCAGCAGTTTCTGCGGCCTTCTTTTTTGCCTGCATTTCTTTTCGTTCAGCATACCATCTCTCCAATAATCCAGGCACAACGGCCTTTTGTTCATAACTAAAAATAGTTCCATTTGCACTCAGCATCCAAGGTTGATTGCTGTCAAATATCATGCGCCATACATCCGCGGCACTCATCACATCACTGGACTTGTCGTGTTCCCAATCAATGGTCAGTTCTGTGCCAGCCTGACATTCCATGACAGCAGTATATTCAAGGGTACCAAACATGTTTTCCCAGGCGTCAGCAAAACTGCTGCCAGCGGCCATTTTGTCCTTGATATACCTGTCGGTCATGATCGGCCGGAGTTGTCCAACGATCGACTCTTGGGCCATGTTAAGAGCACGGATTGCTGAGGGGTACAGCGAGTTGATGTCGATGGCACCAATGTATTCGTGGACACCTTTTTTGGGGAAAGCAACATAGGCACCTGCGGCTTGTGTATCACCATGATCATCTTTTCCTTTTCTGTTAGGGACAACTAGTCCTCGTTGATGTGCTTCGTTAATAATCGCTTGCTCAGTAACGGCCACTGCACCCATGGTGGTTTGCAGTAGCACAGTGTTGTCGTGTGCCAGTTCGTTCGCAAGATCAAGAAAGCGTAGCTTCTTGTCCAGCTTGGCCAACAGCAAAGTATCTTGACGATTGTAGTCAATGAACTTGGAAAAATCTTTGTTGTACAGTTGGTCCAGTGTGCCTTCGTACTGTGTTTTGCGTTCATCTAGTTCGTACTCGCCAATGGCATCCAGGCTGTAACTGTGACGCTCTTCGTATGTGTACTTGCGATACAGTTGCATATAGTCCAAATGCACACGACCCAACAGATCAAACGTGATGTTCTCTGCGCCAAAGCGTTCAAAAGTTCTTTGCTTGGGCAGTTGATTCCACAGGCAGAATCGGCGTGTGTCATCCCGACTCAAGACCTTGGTGATACGCATGACAGTATAAGGAATATCGAAACCTTCTGAGTTCCAGCCCGACAAGATATCTGCATCATTGATCAAATCCAGGAATGTGTTTAGCATGTCCTCTTCACGTTCAAACAAGAAACAGTTTTCATATCGGTCGCAGATTTCTTGTGCAGTCTCCCACGAGTATGATTTGGGCGGAACAACCAAGGTAACCAATTTGTCCATCCAGTCCAAATACAAACTGATGGCAGTGATGGCATTGAAAGGATCTTCGGGCTTGCTGTAGCCACGCACAGGATCAAAGTCTACTTCAATGTCAAAAAACGCTGTCTGTAACTTGGGTGACGAAGCACCCAGATAATGTTCTTCTAGGCAACGGAAGATGGGGTTGATATCTGATTCCCAAAGACGTTTGCCTGAATTTATTTTTAATTCTTTTTGGAATTCTTTGTTGTTGCGGCTGTTGAATCGGCTGACCGGAGTGCCGTATACTGTGCGGAACTTGCCACGCGGGTCATCGTAGTAGAACACATAGTTGGCAGGATACTCTCGATAGGTACGTTCGCCTCCAACCCGTTCTACCACGTGAATACGATCTTTAGCACGATCGTAAAGTGCATCGATATAACTCATTGTTTCTCCTTGTGCAATTTTGAGCTTACACTTACTCTACATGCCGTTTATAGTCCGGCGAGACTATGTGTATTTACGCCATCAACATTCTTACCAGGCCAATTGTGTCTATGGTGGTCAACAGTATATAGTTAGCCAACAGCCCAAAGCTCTTGCGAGTCCAGCTAGCCCATGCATACATAGCACAGCCACTAATCCAGATAGGATATAGTACAACAAGAGGAGGATTAGGGACGGTGACTGCCATGGTGATCGAGCAACCAATACTAACAGCCCAAGCGAGCAACTCAATAGTAAAACGTACTGGATTGGTCCTATAATCATCTTTTATCCATTTGACAATTTCATAAATTATACTATTCATGGAGCATTGTTCAACCAACTGATTTGATCCCAGTGATAATTTTCAATCTCTGCAAGATTGGTATATTGCTCAACTAGATTATACAGCACTATATCTCTTTCGTAAAAGTAAGTCAATGTTCCAGTCAAATCATTGTCTTCTCTTAGTTGCCTGATTGTATTGATCAATGCTTTTGCTCGATATCCGCTGGGATTGATTTTGGGTATATCTGAGGGTTGGACCATGATACCATATGATTTCAAAAATTTATGTGTAATATAATCACCAGATAACCTATGATGATCTAACAATAACCAATCAATGGAATGCAATTTATCTCCAAATGTCACGGCCAAGGGATACGAATGCAAATCAAAAACTGCTGTGGTCAACAGTTTAAGAAATCGAGGATCTTCAACAATACTTTCAATTTCGTATTTTTTTAGACATTCAGTGATTCCTTTGAGATGGCGTTCGTAGGGATTAATAATATGTGCAAACACCTTGTCATTTGACCAATCAATTTCATCAGATTGAATAGTTTTCCAATTTAACAAATTTCGAAACAGCTCAGTATAACTTGAGCTGGCATGTTTGGTTATTGGTATGTACACCAAATTATTGAATCTGTAAGATTCCATCAAAGAGTCTTGCCCACAGTTTCCAAAATAGTGTTCAATTCATCGTGATCGCGATTGGTTTCACCTAAACGGGCCTTGTGTGCGATACGGATGGCCTTCTTCAAGGTGGCTGGCTTGATCTCGAGTTCTTCGGCAATGGCCTTGATGGTCTCACTAAGTCCAGTATTAAGATCTTCAACTTCTTGCATGACCTGCATACCTTCATTGATCAATTGTGTGAGTTTAATTTTGGCATCGCCGTTGAAACTACGATTGTAATCCGACATGGAAATCTCCTGTAAAAATAGTATTATACACAAGTTGTGTTAGGAATGCAATGGTGTTCGATAAATATTTCTGTGAAAGATCTAACAGTTACACCAAATCAATTTGATAGTCAAGGACTTTGGCATAGTGCCATACTAAATTCCATAACACCCGGATCTAACATGATGGACTTGTTTGATCAAAATGGATATGATTTAACCGAGCTAGAACGTATGTATGCCAATGCGAACATGACCGCCACTGCCAGTCATCGTAGTCATCGCACAGCCATCAAGCAGGCCTGGTTCGTACAAAGTCCCAAACTTGAAGGCGCCATATTAAATCACAGTCTTTTGTTTGAACGCAAAGGCTACACCGGTCCGGCACTGGCACAGTTACAAAACTGGGCCAAAGTCACTCCACGATTTAATCAACTTGTTGTCTTACGACCCAAATGGGGTTTGGACTTTAGCATGGACTATGTGGATCGGTCAGGTAATGCTTTTGAAGTGCTCCACTGGGAATACGACGGATTTGATCTGGCAGAAATACAACAGGTCAAACAACAAGTAGAGCCTGTGTTGTTGACCATTGATTGGGATGAGGCCGCAGAACAAATACTAGCACGTAAATCGGAATGGCACCACTTAGATTTCTTTGCTCAAAGCGCCTGGAAGTGCTGTTACTTTGGCATAGTCAATGAACGTTTTAAAATGGTTGCTTGGGAATAGTGCTCACTTTATGGGTTCACGGTAGCGAATCGTTACTATCAAGGCCAGCAGCCGGCCGCCCTCGCAACTAGTGCGGTCCTAAGGGTGTTACTTTTTCTCTGCAGGTCTTTCGATCGCAGGCGGAAAATGGGGTTCAATCACATAGTGGTTGGCAGTCCACCAACCAAATGCAGTTATAAATCCATAACAAAAAATCTCGATGATCATGATACTATCCTTTCTTTGATTAGTTCAACAACTTGATCGCTGAGTACCACTTCATAGTGGTTGTATTCAATTTCAATTAATTCCATACCTTCGGCATGATGCCGCTGGCTATCAACTGTGACAATGCCATCGTTGGCACCGTGTATCCAAGGAGCCGAGCCACGCACTGTGACAATGTTGGTCCAAGGATGTTGAATTTTGATACAGTCGGCCTGACTCATGGGCCACGATGCTGGGCCTATGTCGCGTAGCAGTCGGCTGAATGGCAAAAAGTATTTGGCAAAGTCTGCATTTTCTGCACCACCGTAGGGTGTGCTCAGGGTCACTGCACCTTGTACTTGATCGGGAATAAGATTAGCCAGGTGCAAGGCATAGATACCACCCAGGCTGTGTGCTACAAAAAAGATACGGTCAACGCCGGCCAGTGCCGCCTGCATTTCTGCAAGATTATTTTTGAATCCATGATGACTGTCATAGTTGAGAACTATGTCCTCTCCGCCAATGTGTTCGCGCAAGTAGTTGAAACTTTCACTGGTGGCACTGGCACCGTGTATGTATACTAACATCTTATTTTAGTACAGATTTCAACATCCACGAATGTTTACGATGTGCATCTTGGCGCTCAGCATAAAAATTGCTGAGTCCGTATTCGTGTTGGTTGTCAGCAAGATTGTAAACAACCTTGAACATCTCACACATTTTTTCACTGTCTGTCAAAAGTTCCTGCATCATGTCGCTGGCAGGACGTACCACTGTTTCGTCAGGAATTTGGCTCAACATGCTAAGACGTTCAAAGCTGGCAGGAGTGTAAGCACCCAACTTGCGAATATTTTCTGCAAACGGGTCGATACTGGCATAAACTTCTTCGTAAATATTACCAAACAGTTCGTGATACTGCGGGAAGTTCGACCCTTCTACATTCCAGTGAAAGAATTGTGCTTTGATAAAGAAAGCATATTCACTGGCAAATGCTACCTTACTGGCTTTGATTAAATCTTCCATTATCTACCTTGTCCTCTGTATGCTTTGAAGCTGGCCCGCTTGGTTTTGTTCATGGTGCTGGTCTTGGCACGTGTGCAGGCCTGACTGGTCTTTTTGACCACACGTTGAATTTTTGATGTTGTTGCAATTTTTGCCATAGTTGATCTCCTTATTTGATATTGTAACCTGCGCGGCGCATCTGCATTAGATGACGCTCAATTGACTCGTCTAGGTCTTCTCGAGCCATGTAGTCGGCTTTAGAATCGGGTGCCTTTGCACGATAAGGTTGTGCGTCCATGCCAGACCGCATGCCTTGATCAGTGCTGGGTGTCTTGTCCATGAAGTCATCGGCAGCCTGCTCGTCACTGACACGTTCGATATCGAGATAAAAGTACTTGATGCCTTTTGATCTCAATAGTTCTGTTACTGCATCAGCGGCTTCTCTTGTCGAACCGTATTTGCTGCCTAGATAGTAGTCTTTACTAATCTTGTTTCCGTTGACTGCAAAAGTAATATGTGCAACCATGTTGGGTTTGTATTCAGAGGCCTGTGCCATACTGCCCATGGCTGCACCGGCTGCCACAGCACCTGCACCTCGGAGGAATCCTCTACGACTGATATCTTCGCCAAGATCCATGTCTCGGGTCAAAGGCTTTTGATGCTTGGGTTGTAGTACAGCCTGACGTTTTTTGTTGGTGTGTTGACCGCCTGCACCACTTGACCGCTTGGCAGCCAATACTGCGTGTCCAGGATCTCTGGGCTTGGGCATCTTTGGTGTGGCGCGACCCAAGCTCTCTTTTACAGGTTTGCCTTTGGTATATTTTTTTCCAGCCAATGCATCCAACTTATCTTTGGATAATTTTTTAGTCCAGTCGGGATCATTGTATGACTGTGATTTCTTGGGCATTAATTTTTTGAGTTTGGCGCTAACATCATCTTTGTTGGTACCGCCTACTGCGGATCTTAGTGTGTCTAGTTTGATAGCCTCCGCCACACCTTGCTGACCAATCTGAACTAGC